TGGCTGGACATGTGGCTTGGGTATGTTTGGAAACTTTATTACCATCCCGTTTAGTAACTTTGTTTTGGCGTTGTTTGAAGTAGACATAGTGATACCTCTGGTGCCTCTGGAGACAATGATGCCAGTGTTGATGGGTATGTTAGGCTTAGGTGCAATGAGAACTTACGAAAAGAAATCTGGAGTGTCTAAGTAATGGCTACGTATAATTTTCAAAATTTAGTAGACAGATATAACAACTCACCAGCAGCTCAAGACTTTGGTGTATTTGCAACGTATGATCCAGCAACTAATACTTTTATTGAAGACGTAAGTTCTTTTGGTTTTACTGGAGACGCTGCGACTAAAACATACACACCTGAAGAGTTTATGGGGCGACTGGGGCTTGAGGGAGGTACGTTTGAGCCAAGTTCGTCTGTAAGTCCTTACGAAAGCGGTGCAGCAGCCAGTTCTTTTTATGGGAGTTTTCCAGACACTACAGAAGAAAGACAACCTTTAGGTTGGTGGGACGTAGAAGACCCTAAAGCTTACTTTGGTATCAAAGGTGAACGTACTGACGAGCAAAAAGATCTTGTTAGAAGGTTTAGGCAAGAATGGTCTGGAGGAACTGGTGTAGGAGCTAGAGGTGGTGCTAATGCTATTAATGCTTTCATTGAAGGAAGTGTTACGGCAGACCAGTTAAGTTCTAACTGGGGTTCTGAAAATTTACAGGCTATTATCAAAGCCGGTGAGTTTTCTTCAGAGGCTTTTCAAGAGGGTGGTAACTTTGGGGAATACCTGAGGACTCAGTGGGAAAATGTGTCTGAGTTTATGGGTGGGACAGGAATAGGACCAGACGGTTCTTTAGGTAGTCTTAGCACATCTCCTTCTCAAATAGCCGGTGACAAAGGTAGATTAAGTGCTGACGATTATGCACAACAAGCTTACTTAGACAACATAAGAGCTGCCGCTGAACAAGCAGGAATAGCTATAGATGTAGAAGGCCCAGCTAACTCAGTATACGAATTAAACTTAGGCCAGTACGATGACGTTCCTTTAGGGTCGTATCATACTGTAAGAGAGCCTGACAGTGTTGCCGAAATACTGTTTGAAGCTATTATTAAAACTGTTGTTATAGGTACTTTAACAGGCGCAATTGGAGCAGAATTACAAAATTTATCGGAAACTATAGGTGCTGCCGGTGAGTTAAAAAACCTATCAACAGGTTTAAGCATCTACGAAACTTCCGATACAGCAACTAATGTAGCTGCTATTTTAGACACTATCGGTGTTGGTTTACAGGGTTTAAACGCAGCTTCTATGTCTGCCGGTGGAGGAGGGTTAGCAGGAGGTACGCTTTCTAATATATTACAATACGCTGCTGATATTGCACCAGAGCTGTCTACTACGCAAGGTGTTTTAAACGGTTTAGATTTTATTAGAAATGTTTATAATTCAGGCCCAACACAGGCTGCTTTAGATGAAGCGGAAAACGCAGGTGCTCCTGATTCAGTAATAACGGAAGTACCTGAAGAAGAAGAAGTAGTCTCCTTAGAGGCTGATGAAGAGCTTATGGGAACTGTGGGTCAAACTACTGTTACTGAAACCATAGGAGAAGGAGAAGACTTTACTACTGATCCTTTAGCTGTTCCTGATACTTCTGCTGATAGTGTTGAAGTAGAGGGGGTAGGTTATGAGATTGGAGACGTAGACGACGATGTTAAAGTAGACATTGTAGATCCTTTAGAACAAGTTGATCCTAAAGATGCAGAAAATACTGATTCTTCTTCTTCTTCTAGTAGCTCAGAAAGCAGCTCTTCGGAAGAAAGCGCTTCAGACGGTGCTGCTAGTTCTGGTGCTACAGGTAACGGTGGTAGCGAAGGCTTTCCAACAGACGCTAGTGAAAACGACATTATATACAACGAAGCTGGCGACGGTTTTATCTTCAAAGACAACGTATGGCAAGTAGCTACTCAAGAAGATTTAGATGCTGCTGCCGCCGCCAAAGACTCTGAAAATAATTCTTCTGATTTAGACGATGCTGTAGTTTCTGTTGGAGGTTCTGTAGATAGCGACGGAGGACAGGTTGGAGGACCTGACGATCAAACAGCAGGATTAGGGACTAATATCGGAGATACTATTACAGACAATAGAGGGATTGTTTGGACTAATACAGGAAGCTCTATTTTAAATCCTAATCTTATTGTATGGACTGCTAAAAATCCAGATCAAGGTTTAATCAACGACTTTGAATTAACAACTGGTACTACATTTGGAGACCAAAGTACAATTAGTCTTGGCGTAGGTTCGGGTGAAAACCCAGAGACCATTATAAACTCTGGTAATGAGGGTTTAGGACAGGCTACTTACGAAAATAACTCTGAGGACGCTGACTCAAAAGAAGAGCAACAAGACGATTCTTCAATTCTTACTGTTTTAACAGGATCTTCAGAATCTGTAAATACTGTTTTAGACAATGTTATTTCTGATTTAAACAGTGAAGTTGTTCAGCCTGACGGCAGTTTAAACGAAGACTCTAATGTACCAACTTCTACTACTACTACTACTAACGAAAATAACGGCAATAGCAGTAACAGTGACAGTGTTGTTGAAACTGTAGCCGTGACAGACGGCATAGACGGTGTGGATGGTAAGGACGGCATAGATGGCATAGATGGCATAGATGGCATAGATGGCATAGACGGAATAGACGGAATAGACGGTGTAGATGGTGTAGATGGTGTAGATGGAATAGATGGTGTAGATGGAGTGGATGGTAAGGACGGAGAGCAAGGAGAACAGGGCGAGCAAGGAGATCAAGGCGAGCAAGGAGATCAAGGCGAGCAAGGAGATCAAGGCGAAAGAGGTGGAAGAGGCGCTGCTGGTTTAGCTGCTGTAGGTGGAATGTTTAGCTCAGACCCTAGAAAACCTTTTGCTCCTATAGATTTAGGCTATACTCCTGTAGATATGGGTAAAGTTAGGCTTTTTGATTTTATAGACTATAATCCTCTTAGGAATATAAGATGACATATTTAGAATTAGTAAACGGAGTCCTACGGAGACTCAGAGAAGATCAGGTTTCCGCAGTAGACCAAAACCCTTATTCACTTCTTATAGGTGATCTAGTTAATGACGCTAAAAGAATCGTTGAGGACGCTTGGGATTGGTCTGCTTTACGGACTACTTTAACTATCTCAACCACAGCGGACATCTTTAACTATGTGCTTGTAGGCAGTGGTAATAGGATTAAAATCATTGACGTTATTAATGATACGTCTAACTGGTTTATGACTTACAAAGACACTCACTGGATGGACAATGCTTTTCTAAACCAAACTCCCCCAAAGTCAAGCCCTACGTTCTACAACTTTAACGGTGTAGACTCCAACGGAGACACGCAGATAGATTTGTATCCTATTCCTAATGCAGTTTATACCATCCGTGTGAACTGCGTACAACGTAATCCAGACTTAAGTGCAGATACAGACAATCTTTTAATCCCTCACATGCCTGTACTACACATGGCGTTGGCTTTAGCAGCCAGAGAAAGAGGAGAAACTGGAGGTAGGTCAGCAGGAGAGCTGTTAGGTTTTGCTGAAAATTACTTGTCCGATGCAATAGCTTTGGACGCTTATAAACACCCAGAAGAAATGGTTTATAGGGCAGTCTAATATGGCTCAAGACAGACAAAATATAACGATTGCTGCTCCAGCCTTTAGGGGTCTTAATACTCAAGACTCTCCTATTACGCTGGACGCTTCCTATGCGTCAATTGCTGATAACTGTATTATTGACCAATACGGACGTATAGGTTCTCGTAAAGGCTTTACGGCTGTAACTACAAGCACAACACCTATAGACGGTAGTAACGGGCTTGAGGTTATCAAGGAGTACATTAACCCCACTGGTAACAATGTTATTATCTCAGCGGGTAACAATAAAATATTCACAGGCACTACCAGTCTTACTGACGCTACCCCCGCAGCCTACACAATTACAGCTAACAACTGGAAGATGGTAAACTTTAATGACCATCTTTATATGTTTCAAAGAGGGTACGAGCCTTTGATGTACTCTGCTCATGCAGGTGTTGTAGAAAAGATGTCTTCCCATACTCATGCTACAGGTACTCCACCACAGGCTCATGAAGTGTTAGCAGCCTTTGGTAGACTTTGGGTTGCAGACTTTTCCGCTGACAAGTCCACTATCTATTGGTCTGACTTGCTTGACGGCTCTGCATGGTCTGGAGGTTCCACAGGTTCTTTGGACATTAGTAAGGTATGGCCTAATGGTTTGGATGAGATTGTGGCTTTAGCCGCCCATAACGGATTCTTTATTATATTTGGTAAAAACTCCATTGTTGTTTATCAAGGAGCCACAGACCCATCTACAATGTCTTTAACGGACACCATAGCTAATGTTGGTTGTATTGACAGAGACACTGTTCAATCTACAGGTACTGACTTAGTATTTATGTCCAGTGAAGGCTTAAGAAGTTTTGGTAGGACTATACAAGAAAAGTCAATGCCCGTTAGGGACATCAGTAAGAATGTTCGTAATGATTTACTTTACATTAACACGCAACAAGTCAACAGCCCCCTAAGGTCTATATACAGCCCTGAGGAAGCTTTTTACTTACTGTCTTTCTCTGACTCAAAGTACGTTTATTGCTTTGATATGAGGACTGTTTTGGAGGATGGCTCCCATAGGGTTACTACATGGTCAGACACAACTCTGAGGGGCTTAGAGAGGCTACAGGACGGTACTCTGTACGTAGGCAACACTAACGGTATTGCTACTTACAGTAACTATCAGGATTACGGACAGTCTTATGATATGTCTTACTTTAGTAACCCGTTGTCCTTTGGGGATACATCACGGCTAAAGATTTTAAAAGAAATAATAATGACTTTCATAGGCGGTCAGGGAGCACAAGTAGTTATTAACTGGGGTTACGACTATACTCAGGCGTATGCTAAACAGATTGTAACTATTGATTCTGGAAGTAAAACAGGATACTTTGGTGTTTCGGAATATGAAAGCGATATTGTAGCTCGTCCTACTTCTAAGTGGGCAGAATACAGTGCTTCAATTATTGTGGACAGACCAAAGACTAAAACAACAGGTTCAGGGACGGTAGTAACCATAGGTATGGATGCTACTATAAATCAAAACGCTTTATCTTTGCAGGAAGTTAATATTCAAGCTTTAATAGGTAGGATGATCTAATGAGCAATTATACAAAGACTACAAACTTTACAGCCAAAGATACTCTTCCTACGGGCAACGCAGCGAAGATTATCAAAGGGGCTGACTTTGACATTGAATTTGACGCACTTGTTACGGCAGTGGCATCAAAAGCAGACACTAATAACCCAACTTTTACAGGCACCGTTACGATACCTACATTAAATGTTAGTGGTACGTTGACTGCTGGAACAATTACTGGAGGTACTTACTAATGGCTTGGTACGATGATTTGTTTTCTACTGGTCTTACTGTAGCTGGTATACAAAAAGCACAGAAAGATTTAGAAGCTATGGGAACAACGGCGGCTACAGAAGCCAGCGCTGTTGCTCAGAAAGGACTAGACCAAACTAAGTTTCAGCCTTTTACTGTAACTACGGGTGTTGGAAGTGCTGCAACTACCCCTGAAGGTGGTTTTACTACAACACTAAGTCCTCAACAACAAGCTTTACAAGAGACTTTGTTTGGAGGTGCCGGTCAGTTAGCGGGACAATCTGCTGCTCCTTATGATCCTGTTTATGAGCAGTTAGCGCAACAAGCTTATGGCGGTGTTGGTGGTTTAATGACCAACGCACAGAAAGCTGCTTTAGATGCGGGTACTATGGATAGAGCCGCCAGAGAAGAAGATGTATATGGGCGTTTAAGGGCTTTACAGTCCCCTGAAGAAGAAAGGCAAAGGTTAGCACTAGAAAACCGTTTGGCTGCTCAAGGGAGATTAGGTACTCGTACAGAACAATTTGGAGGAACACCTGAAGGGTTAGCTTTAGCTAAGGCTCAGGCAGAGGCTCAAAACCAAGCGTCTCTTATGGCTATGCAACAAGCAGGGGCCGAACAACAACAAGCCATTCAAAGAGCCGCTGGTTTACAGGGGCTAACCTCAGGTATGTTTGGAATGGGGACACAAGCTAGAATGACCCCCAGACAGGTACAAGCAGCAGATTTGCAAAACTTAGGGGCTATGATGCAAGCAGGTTATGCTCCTGACGCTCAGCTTTTAAACGCTTTAGGTGTGGGTACTAACATTGCTTCAATAGCGGACATAGGTAGGCGCACAGGTGCCGGTATGTTTGGTGAAGCTGAGCTTAGTGGTATACAGGCTCAGTTAGAAGCACAACAACGATCAGCTGAGTTAGAAAGAGACATGTTTACATCCTTAGCTCAAGCTGCTGCTGCTAGAGATCAAAGTGGTAAAGGTTTATTTGGTCAAATTCTTAGTGGTTTAGGTGTAGGTGGTGGAGATAGTAGTAGTGTTCTTGATTTAGTTAGGACAATTGACCCTAACTTTGATTTTGATAATCCTTTTGGAATTTAATTATGGCTAAGTATTCAGAAAGTTTATTTGAAAGCATTAGAAACTACGGAAAGATGTCTCCCACTGAGGGACGTAGAAGGTCTATGCAGCCTGCTTCTCAATACAAACAAATGGGAACTACAGATCCTTTGGCTCGTAGTTTGGGCACTTTATTTGGTAACGTAGGTTTTGATACCAGTTCTTTACAGACAACCCCTGAACGTATAGCTGCTGAAACTCAAAGTTTAGACTTATCTACTATTGAAGGTCAGCAAAAAGCTCTTCAAGCTGAGCTACAATACGTGCAAGACCCGCAGGCTCGTAGGGCTTTGGGTTTGCGTATGATGGAACTAAATAAACTTAAAGTACAGCAGGAAGAACTAGCTGTAAAAAAAGAACAGCAAGCATTACAGCAAGATGTTATCACTAGAGTGGCTAATCAGTTTGAAGATCCTTTAATGGCTGATACTGTAAGAGCAGGATTAGTTCCGATTTCTACAGCAATGGTTAAGCTGACAGAAAAAAGAAAAAATGAACAAGCAATGGAAGGCACTAAACAACAGCAACTTACATATCTAACAGGACTGGGTGTTTCTTCAGATAGCTGGTTATATAAAGGTATTAGCGACGGTTCTTTATCAGATTTAAGTGTTACTGAAAGAGGTCAAGCTATTTCATCTATACTTGAAGCTGAAGAAATTGAAGGGTTGCTGGAACTACCTC